TACTGTATCTTTCAACAAGAGCAGCAGCACCAGTTGGTTCAGATATTATCTGGAGAGGTGAATTGTAAAGAAAAACATTATAAAGAGAATATTAAACTTGTAAATAATAAAGAACAAAGGTAGACTGAGTGGATTGGGATAAAGAAGTAAAATTATCTGAAATGGAGAGTATGATTACTGTTTACGAAAAACACATCGAACATTTAGAAAAAGAAAACGTTGAACTTAAGGACGAAGTTCTTTTTTTAAAAAAACAACTTGAATACAAGACAATGGGAAAACCAACACATGAGGTGAATAATGAGTGGTGATATAGGTTTATCAGGAGATGACACGATCGTTTTCTATAGTAAAAAAATGACTGAAGCAAAAATGATTGTTTTAGCACACAAAGGAATTAAATTAAATTATGACTCTAAATATGATATTAATAATGTAAAGTCATTAAACAATAAATAATTTCTAGGTAAAACTGAGAACTCGGAGAAAAACATGGCGACTCCTCAATTATCTCCCGGCGTATTGGTCAGAGAGGTTGATTTAACAGTAGGAAGAGCAGATAATGTATTAGACAATATCGGCGCAATAGCGGGCCCATTTCGTCTTGGCCCAATTGATGAACCCATTCAAGTATCAAATGAAGAGGAGTTAATCAAAAATTTTGGTAAACCACTTTCAACTGATAGGCAGTATGAATATTGGATGAGTGCAGCATCATTCTTATCATATGGTGGTGTATTAAAGGTAGTAAGAGCAGACGATGATGACTTAGGTAATGCTAACGCTGGTGTTGGTATTGCATCTACAACTGTCATTGGTGGATCAGGTGGTTTAAAAATAGAAAACTATGATGATTATCAGCAAAATCATGTTGCCGATACAAGTTTCTATTATGCTGCTAAAACTCCGGGTTCTTATGCTAACGGATTAAAGGTTTGTCAGATCGATGATCAAGCAGATCAAATAATCGGAATCAATACAACAAGTTTAGAAGATTACGGTGCAACAATTGGTGTCGGTGTCACAGCAGCATTAACTAATGTTGTCATACCGGGTGCAGGATCAACTGCAACATTCACTGGACATCTGAAAGGAATCATTACAGGTGTGGCAACAGATGCTACAAATGGTGATTCAAAAATTGATGTTAAGATTACTGCAAGAGTATCAAGTGCCGGAACAGAATTTAAAATAGATTATGCACAAAATTCACTAACCAACTCATTTAAAACAGTAACTGAAGGTGGTGGAGCAGGAATTGCAGCAACAACTGTATTCTTTGTGAATAGTTCAGGTATTAACACTGGTGCACCGAACGCACCAATCACAGCTGCATCTGCAGAAATTGTAACAGCAGTAGATTGGTATGATCAACAAACACTTGGTTTAGAGAACTCAACTGTTTTCTGGAAAACACTTGCACCTAGACCAGTATCTAACAAGTATACACTTGATAGAAATGGTAAGAACGATGGTATTCACGTTGCAGTCATTGATGATGCTGGAACAATAAGTGGTGTTCAAGGTAATATTCTTGAGAAACATCTCCACTTATCTAAAGCACATGATGCTATCTCAAATGTAAATTCTCCAGAAAAAATTTACTATAAGCAATATCTTGCAGATAGATCAGAAAATCTTTATGCTGGATTTAATCCATCACAATCACAAGATACTTTCCATAAAACTGCTGCTGGATCATTCCAAGAACCAAGAGCAACAGGATTCTCAACAGGATTTGTTGCAAATACAACTGCTCAAGGTTTGTGGAGTCAAAATGCTCAGAATAATACATTCGCAGCCATAGGTAATGTAACTTACAACCTTGGTGGGGGAACAGATTACACTAGCGTTTCTGGTGCGGTTCCTGCTCCCGGAGCAAATGGTGGAATGACTGCTACGCTCTCTGATCTTAAAACAGCGTATGATACACTTTCAAATAAAGATGAACAGGCAGTTGATTTTATAATCATGGGGCCTGGTCTTGGATCTAGAGATTTATCTCAAGCAAAAGCAAATCATGTAATCTCAATTGCAAATGCAAGAAAGGATTGTATTGCTACTGTTGGGCCACATAGAGATGATCTTGTTAACATATCCAACACAACAACACAAACAAATAATTTAATACAATATTTCAGTCCATTAACCTCATCATCATATTGTGTGTTTGATAGTGGTTACAAATATATGTTTGATAGATTCAATAATGAATTTAGATTCATTCCTGCTAATGGAGACACTGCCGGATTGATGGTTCGCACAGCGGTCACTTCATTCCCATGGTTCTCACCTGCTGGTGAACAAAGAGGTGTGTTGAATAACGCTATTAAATTAGCATATAACCCAACCAAAGCACAGAGAGATATACTTTATCCTCAAAGGGTTAACTCTTACATAACCAAACCGGGAATCGGAACATTATTATTTGGTGATAAAACTGGATTGTCATTTGCATCTGCATTCGACAGAATCAATGTTCGTCGTTTATTCCTTACTGTGGAACAAGCACTTGAAAGTGCTGCTGAAGCACAACTCTTTGAGTTGAATGATGAACTAACAAGAGCAAACTTTAGAAATATTGTTGAACCGTTCTTGAGAGATGTTGAAGCAAAACGAGGAATATCAGGATTCCTAGTTATTTGTGATACATCAAACAACACTCCTGATGTTATTGATAATAATGAATTCAGGGCTGACATCTTCCTGAAACCAGCAAGATCAATCAACTTCATCACACTAACATTCGTTGCCACTAGAACTGGAGTTAGTTTTGAAGAAGTCGCAGGTCGAGTTTAATTGAATAAATAACTAAAGGAGATTAACAACTATGGCAACAACTAGAGAAAACAAAACCATTTCTCAATTTAAATCTCAATTAATTGGTGGTGGAGCAAGACCGAATCTGTTTGAGGTAGAGATGGCAACTTTACCTCCGGGCATAGCATGGCCTGCAGATAACTTTAGGTATATGTGCAAAGCGGCACAGTTACCAGCATCAGTTATTGCAAACATTGATATACCATTTAGAGGTCGTATTTTTAAAGTCGCTGGAGATAGAACCATTGAACCATGGAGTATCACAGTTATTAATGATGAAGACTTTAGAATTAGAAAAGCAATGGAAGAATGGGTTGATACAATTGCTAAATTAGAAAATAATTTAGGTGCAACCGATCCAAGTGCATATATGGTTAATGCAAAAGTATTCCAATTAGGTAGAGGATCTGTTCCAAGTTCACAAAATAACGCTGGTGACAGAAATACAGTTTTAAGAGAATATGAGTTTATCGACATATTTCCAACAAGTGTATCATCAATTGACCTATCTTACGATTCTTCTGATACAATAGAAGAGTTCGTAGTTGATTTCGCAGTTCAGTCATTCCAGTTTATTGACGCAGGGGGCACTGACGGTTAACTAAATAGATAAAAAGTAATAAATTATGTCTAAATTATTTGGGTTCTCGATTGAGAACACAGAACCACTATCTCCAAATGTAGTATCTCCAGTCCCTGAAAATAGGGAAGACGAGTCAGACTACTTTATGAGTAGTGGTTTTTTTGGTTCTTATGTTGACATTGAAGGTGTATTTAAAACTGAATTTGATTTAATAAAAAGATATCGTGAAATGAGTCTGCATCCAGAAGTGGATAGTGCCATTGAAGATATTGTAAATGAAGCTATAGTTTCTGATACAAATGATCATCCAGTTGAAATTGATCTAGATCATTTAAATGCAAGTGATGGTATTAAAAAGAAAGTAAGAGAAGAATTTAAATATATTCTTGATTTATTGGATTTTGATAAAAAAGCACATGAGATATATCGTAATTGGTATATTGATGGTAGAATCTATTACCACAAAGTAATTGATATTAAAAAACCAGAAGAGGGTATTCAAGAATTAAGATACATAGACGCAATCAAAATGCGTTATATAAGACAAGAACAAAAATCAAAAGAGGACAAATATAAAGTAAACAATCTTTTATCAGATAATCCTACTGATTATCCCTTTCCAAAGATAGAGGAGTATTTTGTTTATAATCCAAAAGCTGCATATCCAACTGGTAACATTCAAGCAAGAGGTGCATCTCAAGGAATTAAAATGTCAAGAGATTCAGTCTCTTATTGCACATCTGGTTTAGTAGATAGAAATAAAGGAACTACATTATCATACTTACATAAGGCCATCAAATCACTCAATCAATTACGTATGATTGAGGATAGTTTGGTGATATATAGATTATCCCGCGCTCCAGAGCGTAGGATTTTCTACATTGATGTAGGAAACTTGCCGAAGATCAAAGCA